AAAATAATGAGTCTGCTGCGGATTGACCAATGGCCGCTCCAAAAGCACCGGGTTTATTAAGTTCGTCTGCGGTTAATTTACCTTCTTGTATTGACCTTTCTAAGTTAGAACCAAAAAATTGAGGCATACCGGCAATAGTGGCTCCCACAGCGAAAGCGGCTCCTTTTGCAAAAGGTTCAATTCGTTTTCCAACAACAGGTATTTTACTTAGCTTGTCTGGAACGTACTGCATAGCAGTATAACCACCCGCTAATTGAGGAGCCATCCAAGGGACCGATTCTGTTATACCTCCAATTGCCCAGCGCGCAACCATATTTGTGATAGATTTTTCAGGAGCATCCAAATCATAGCCCGGCAGGCTTTCTTTATATTTTTGTTTTTCTTCGTCTGAAAGCTTTTCATAATTAAGCTCATCTAAAATGTCTTGCCTGTTCCATTCACCCAATATGTCCATAAACTGAACACGGGGACCCCTAATGTTAGCCTCATCTAAAGCCTCTTGCTGCATAATAAGCTGCTTGGCTTTAATATCTTCGTCAGTTACGGGATCTCTAAAAATTCCAAAATTAAAGCCTGTGTCCGCTGCTGTTTTTAAAGCGCTACCAAGACCTTTAAATCCACTTCCAAACCTTGAATATTCACCGAACGACCAAGGCTCATCGCCAGTTGGTGTGTCGGTTATGCCTTCCTGCGAGCCGTATTCTCCTGCGGGTATATTGTCCCTAGAGCCGTATTGAGTTTCTAAAAGATCCGCTTTTATTCTAGCTGCTTTTCTAGCTTCTTCGTAACTAAGACCTGGAGGTGTAGTGATAGTAACGCCGGGGGCGTTTTTTACAGGAAATATTTCAGGAGTGGCTGCCACATCAATTAAACTGGTTCATTACCATTACGATCCGTTTCTTCTGTGTCTTCTGTGTCTTCTGTGTCGGTTCCGTAAATCTTGTCTGCCATTGCTGTCGCCTGTGCGAAAGCTATATCTGCAAGAGTGGCATCGGATTCTAGTTTTAGGATTTTTTTAAGTTTATTTAGATCATTACTTGTTTTACCAAGAAGGGATCTACTAATTAGTCCTATTTGTTCTCTTATGAAAGATTCTTTGGTTCCTATATTAAATCTTTCCATCATCATTTGCTTCTGAGGACTATCAGGCATTGCCATAATTTCTTTAAGGATCAATAAATTTTTAGCATCGGCCGTCATTCCTGTTCCTTTCGTGCCACCGTATAAACTGGTTTCTGTTTCCATGGCTAGTCTTTCTAAGGCTGCTTCATTCGCACTTAATTGTCTTGGCAAGTCCCCCAACGCGGCGGCTTCCGCAGCATCGGCCTGACCGAGAATATCCATCATACCGGCCCAGCCCCCTTGTTTGGTCTTGCCCCCTAAAAGTGCAGACCGTCTAGCTAGGGCTTGTTTCTTAGCTTGCAGGTCAGAACTGCTTGAAGCTGAACCAAGGTATCTTTTAATAATTCTTTTTACTTCATCAGGATCTGCACTGGCGCCTCCTCCTAAACTACGGATATAGGCCTCTAACTCCATATCTGCTATGTCTCCAGGTGTTGTCCCCTTTGCCATTCCGGGTGCCGTATCAAATTCATCTTGAGTATTTGTGGTTATACGATCTAATAAAGTTAAAAACTCTTCCGTTAAGATAGAATCCGCAGCACCGGTTTGTAAGCGATATTGCTCATCAATAGCCGTTAGTTCTTGTTGAACCTGTTGTTCTACTTCTTCAATGTTCATGTAATCTTCTTGCTTTAATATCTCGTCAGCTTGTTCAACAATCTTAATAGCCATTTGTTGAAAAGGAAGTTTTTGTAGACTTCCATCCATGGTCGAAGGTCCTTGGTCCTCCGTTACTGTTACTGTTTCTTCGACTGTTTCCGTTGGTGTTATATCAGCAATACTAGGACTAACAGCTTGTGCCATCATATTTAAAGGTTCATTAATGTCCTGATCGCCTCTTTCAAATAAATCCAAAGCAAGACCACCTGTTTGCATCTTAGGTGGACCTACTGCTTGGGACAGGGCGTCTTGTAAGGTAATTACGCCAGTAGCAAATTGATTGATGACTTCATCAGGGAGAGTAACGCCCCTTTCTTGTATCATTTGAGTCAGGATCGTGGCACGCGCTTCAGGCACACTGATTCCTTGTTGAGCTGCGAGTGCTGCTACTTGTTGTTCGATTGAAATCTCTTCAGGAACTGTTCCTCCATCCTGATAACTCCTCGGATAAGGCACGTTTCCGCCACCCGTCATATTGACAGGGGACAAACCGGACACGATTCCGTGTTCACGGTCGGAGAACATTTGTCTGGTTTTCCAGTTCATTAGCCTCCCCCTAGGCCCCCCGTTAATAATGACAATAATCCCATGAATGGATTAGTACCGGCGTTGGCTTTGAAAGTGGTTGCCGCCCCTGTTTTTGGCATCATGCCTTGCATCATATTGCCCCACATACCCATGCGTTGCCATGGTTCTTGGGCCATTCTATTAGCGGCATCAAATTGAGCGCCGTACATTTGATCTTGTATGCCTCTCCCCGTTTGACCCATTTGATTGAAAGCGTTAATTTGATTCATTAATCCTTGCTGTCCAGTCATGCCGAGTTGTCCAAAAGCTCTCCCCATGGTTCCTAATCCTTGCCCCGCAGCTTGTGCGCCTTGCATAGCTTGTCCATAGCCTTGGGAGCGTATGCCACCAATGCCTTCCATCATGCCACGGCCGAAGGATCTTTCTCTTTCCTGTTCCATCAAGCGTCCACGGGATCCGCCAAAGGCACCTGCACTGACGGCTCTGCCTCTATTGGCCATGCCTTGTCGTTGATTTTGCTCCCGCATGTCTTGCATGGTCTGTTGCACGACATCCTGTTCATAAGGGTTATAAAACTGTTGTATGCCAGCAGGGGTAAAATATCCTGCCCCTTGTTGCATCATTTGACCGCCTTGCTGTATGTAAGGGGTAAAACCTCCGAGTCCTCCCGCCATTTGCCTAGCTTGCATTTCCATGGGATCGAGTCCCGCTACTTGCTGGACCGGAACCGGTGTCGGTTGTTGAGCTAAATTAAATATAGATTCTAAATAGCCACGGCGCATACCGCCCGCCCACGGCTCTTCATACGTTGCCGTGGTACTTGGATCTAAATAACTTGCCATTAGCCCATCCCCTCTGCTTCTTTCATCATTTTATATAAATTCTGTGCCCCGATATTACCGGTGGCTTTCTTTGTCATCACAAATTCGCCGGGTTCAAGCCAAGCTGGAGTCACATCTCCGGGACCGTCTAAACTGGCAATACCGCCACCTTTCATTCCTTCCGGTTTGCCTACATTGGCATAGGCCACGCCCGGCATCAAGGCGGGTTGTATATTAAATACCCGATAGTCCGGAGTGGGGCCACCATAAACATCATCCATTCCATACGCTTGTTGTCCCATGGGAATCACGGCTCCGGGATCATCGCCTTCTTTACGGGCTTTATTGAGTGCCCACAAAGAGGCCAAGGTCCCTAGTCCACCGCCGCCGAGTAAACCGCCACCGCCGTCACCGCCGCCTAGTAAAGCACCTAATAATCCTCCAAGTCCACCTTGTCTATTTCCTCCTGTGCCAGTTCCTGTGCCTCCTGAACCTAGGAAAAGATTACGTAACCAAGGTCCAATTTGACCACCAAAGATTCCTGTGTCTGTTTCAGTGTCTGTTTCAGGCATTTCGTCTAGCCAATCAACATCTATTGAGTAGGCAGGATCTTCATCTCCCCAGTCAATAAAATTATTCCAATCAATATCTTGAGTAGGTAAGAAAGAATCAAGACCTCCTGCACTCTCTACTTCGCCTAAAAGTTCATCTATTAGATTTTGATCAAAATCTGCAATAGATACAGAGTCGTCGTAATCGTCGTCGCCTCCCCACCAATCACCGATATTAGCAAACATACCCTGATCATCCTCTCCGGGTACAAGCCATTCCCATGCGTTACTTAACCAATTATCTGCCATAACTACTTCTCATTTTCCTTATTAGAGGCTCCAAAATAAAAACTGGCTATTCCTGATACCAGTCCACCTAAGTAGCCTAATACTAAAGAAACTATGGTATCAGAATTTGCGTCTGGTGGCTGTACCGTTACTAAAAATATGTAGCCGATGAAGCCGAATAGAGCGGCGAGTCCAAAGATTCTTGGTGTCCAATCTTTTGCGAAAGCTTTTCTGGCATCCTGTATATCAGCCGTTTCCATGGCAAATATATCAACATCCAGTTCCTTCATCTTGATTTCAAAGTCTTTCTCCGCTTTTTTAAGCTCCATCAATTGTTCTGGTGTTGCATTCTGTATGGCTTGTTCTATTTTCTTGGGCTCCGGATCACAGCCAAGGACTTCCGCCACTAAGTTCCCTGCCATACCGCCCATAGGACCGCCTAAAGCAGAACCGAGTGTCGGAGCTAGATTGCCTACAACATTTTTAAGTAATTTAAACTTCATTAAGGCCTCCGCAAACGCTCTTTATACTTCGATACTTTACCACTTTTACCTGCATTTTGTCTTGCTTTAATGGCTCTCAGGCGTCTTTCAGCCGCTTTTCTACTCGGAGAAATTCCTTTAGTATTGGCTATTTTCCAACCGCCTTCTACTTTATTTATCGGCATTTAGCACCCTATCCCTTAAGCGTATTGCTCTTTCTCCTACTTGCGTCGCCCATTTCGAGTCCATCATCTCCTCCGCTGCTTTTTCCCATTGAGAAGTCTGCATGGCCGCGATAAACTTCTTGAATTTACTGAACCGGGGATGACCTAAGTTAAAGCACATATTGGCTACTACCCGTTGTCGGTTATTATCCAAGCTCCGCCACCACGGTTGGTTCAGGTCCAGTTCATCACACACGATTTTTATGTCTTGCTGTAGACATTTTTCAATGCGTTCTTTGGATACAGGCGTACCGACGTCTTTGCCGTGTTCCTCGTCGTTTTTAGTAATTAAATGGCCTACCCCAAAGGTCGGATAACCCAAATGATCCAAGTAGACTTCCTGTTTGTATCCTTCGTCTAGCATCAGTTCTTTCATCAATTCTGCTGTATTCATTTCAAATTGATGCTTGTGGCTCCGTTCGTGCTGACGGTTAAGTTGCCGACGGAACCAGTTGCCTCTAAGCCAACTGCCGTTCTGGTTGATATGTCTTGCCATTTACTTCCCGTATATACCTGTAAAACACTTTTGTTGGTGTTCCATATTACATCCCCTGCGCTAAATTTATTCTGTGCTATTTGCGTATCGTTGTATTCAGGCGTTGCCGTCGTATCAAAACGACCGAGGTTAATTTCCAGAATACGCACCATACGGTTGTATATCCCTGGATCAACTTCATTAAGGGCAATGGGCAAACGTGTTTCTAAAAGCTTTCCCATTACCTGCGTCCATCCGGTTTAACATCCATCCGCGTATCACCCAAACGCCAACCCACTCCTAAACGTATGTCCGATGAATTATCGTCATCGGATTCAATCCTGAAAGCCAGTTGTCGCGCGCGTATGCGCGTATCCAATCTTTGCGTAGTAGAGGTAACGGTTTGCGTCGTATCCGTAGTCAAGCTGTCCCCTGGAAAGTTCCTTGATTTCAACACAAAGTTAATGGTTTGATCGGATCCGCCGTTCCCGGTGAATTTCACATCGGGAATTACCTTACGGATAAAGGTGTAGTAATCCCCATCGGGGTGCATGTCAAAGTCACTGGATTGAATATACACGTTATCCATGGGAGAACCATCGGCATCATTTCCTGTTTCTTGGTCATACAAATAGCCCACATTAGACGTGGTGTACGTTGCTATAGGACTCTCAAAAATACCTTCATCCATCCAAGCACTACGGCTTAACTGACCAATCGTCCAAGTGTTTTCAGCGTAGTTATAGACTACATAACGATCAATTGTTGTTTCTCCTGAAGAGCAATAAAACCATCCCACTTCGTTAAATTGTTTGTTTACAAACCCAAAAGTTTGAAAATATTGTCCTTGATTAAAATCACTGAATACATAGTAATGTACGCTGCAAGGCACCAATTGCACGCTACCGCTATACTTGTAAAATCCCTTTCTATCCATCCAATAAACGCCATCGGGGGTATTGACCGCAGCTTTAGGCCCAATAAGACCTACCCCTTGATTAATTAAATTAACCCCGAAAGTAAAAGGCGGACCGATGTAGGACATGGAATACATGGAAGTATCCGTCCAAATTAAGATTTCTTCCCTGGAAGATAAGCCTCCAATAATTTCAGAGCCGGAGGAAAGTCTTAAGGATCCCGCCGTATTCGTTGCTATTGGCTCCCAATCAGTTATGTTTTCTTGATCACTCCAACAAATAAACATAGGGTCTGATGAAGACGTTCTTTGGTTACTGCTATTAATTGGGTCGGCTCCAAGACACACCACGTGTCTATCGATGTCACTAACCAATACTTGTAGCGCAATCGTTGGAGCTAAAATAGCCCCCGATAAATCAGAAACAGCGACTGCTCTCGTGGTAGCTCCTCCACTTTGATCCCAATAATAAACCCCTCCCCCTCTAGGATTCAGCACCAGATCTTCACCGAAATTACCGTGACTCCAATTCCGCAATTGACTAGACGCACTAATTGCGCTCACACTACCAAAAGTGCCTGCGCCCCATGTGCCTGCGCCCCAACCAGAGCCTTCTACAAATACGTCTAATCCGACATTGATTTGATAAGCACCGACCACGGAACTACCGCCATTGCCGCTATCACTGCTGTTCGCCGTAACTTCATCTCCGTCAGTGTCTTTGGCTTCGATGGTGTAAACATTGGTACTCGTAATGGTAGCAATTTGATATTCTTGATTAAGCACCTCGGCGGTAATAAGACCACCTAAAGTAGCTGCACCGCTAAAAGTTACAAAGTCATTAACCACTGCTCCGTGAGAAGCATCGGTAACGGTAATGGTGGCATCACCATTCGTCGCAGAAAAAGTAACGTCGCCTGCGGATGTGGTAACACGCAAAGGGGTTATATCATTAAAAACATTACCCTGTAGAACGTAATATTTCCACGTGGTGCCTAGCCCTAAATACTTAGTTAATTCTAAATTAACCCAAGCATGTAACGCTCGACAAGTTGATAAAAAAGTATTGAGTGTGTTTTTAGCCCAACCGCCAATTTTTTCCGGACGCCCCTTACGGAAACGTACTAGATTCGCATCGTACCAACCACCTTCGTTGCTGTAGTCGGTTCCTTCACGATCTATTCCGGGTTTGAATATATATTTGGCGTAGGGCATCGCTCATTATTTCTTAAAATTCAAAGCCAAAAAGTTTATGCCTTTAGTTAATTTTCCAACAAAAGCATCGTCTTTTGTATTCTTCGTGTGAGGAGCAATCGCTGCGATTATTGAAGCCACTGCGATTATCCACACAATTACATTTAGTATTGTCCAAATCATTTTAAAACACCTGTCCTGATAAAATTGTTGTCATGCCTACAATTAAAGCACACAACGTAGTTAATATTAATACCTCCAATCTTTTAATGCGATATATGGTTTCACGCCATCTCTCTGCACAAACCGCTTCGTGTTTGTCTAAATCTGCCGCTACTTCCATTGTCGTTTTCCTAGCCATCGTCCTTGCCATTAGGTTTTGGTTCTTCCTCTTCAGGCTCCAACGTGCTTTGATACATAGTTAAGGCCGTTACCCGTATATCCATTTGATATTGCAAGGAGGCCATTTGTCCTTGTATTCCTTCAATTTCTTGCTGTAAGTTTTCTATGTAATTTAACTTAACACTAACTAAAGGATCTACATTTTCATCTTTTTCCCAATACTGGTATTCTTCTTTTACTTCTTCTGTCATTGTTTTTCCTTATCAACAATGTCCCAGCAATTCAAATTTGCTGCGACGGTTCTTCTCTCACCCTCTCCGAAGAAAGGATATACCATGTGCTGTAACCCTGATGGGAACATATATTGCATACCTATTTCTGGCTTAACTACTGCACTTTGTGGTGGAAATAATCTATCCGTATCTGTTAGACTATTTTTTCCGTAACTAAATGCTAAACAGCCGTCACTGTGTCCTGAATCGTTGTATAAACTGTATTCAGGTGTACCTGATGTTGGCTGATCCAAAATCTGTTGGGGTACTTTAGTCCAAGTCGTAGTGGAAATACCCATAAGCGTCTTGGTACCGTGATCGTGTATGGGGTTGTAATCCCCCTCAAAACTATGCACGGACCAGAGTTCATCCAAAGCTATCTGTTTATTAGTCTTAAACTGAACCCCTGTTGATTCAGAAAAATAATTAATATAGGTTGCTCCTAAATCACACAAATACGCTACATAGGGCTGAATACGCTCATCGTCAGTCGGTGGAATGTTTAACTGTTCGCCCTGATGGATTTGTCCCACTAAGGTTTTAGCTAGGGATTCCCTGTCTTTGTCTTCCCGTAATTCATCCAGGTAATCGTTTAGGCCGTCCACTAATTTTTTAGGGATCTGAGTCTTCAACATAAATACAGCCGGCATCGTATAGATGTCGACCTGATGTTTGTCAGGTAATTCTAGTTCCATTAAATTTAACTAGGGACTGCGAATGACTCGTCAGGCACTGGATTGCTAGGTGGGTTCGTAATAACCGAATCCACTTGACTAGCAAATATTACATCCCACTGTGACGTAGGACATAGTGCTGTTAAGTCTGACTTACTAAACGTACCTTTCGCTGCTTTGGTAAAGTTTGTTGCTCCTGATACTGGATCAGTTGCCTCTACATCTTTACTAAACGTACTGGTATAGTAAGTTGCATCACCTTCGCTATCGTTTTCATATTGCATTTCCAAATGCCACATTTCCACTTTACTGGATTTGACATAGGGAGTGGTTTTTATTAGCGTTTTAGTTACTGCCATTTTTTACTCCTTATTATTAAGTTGTTTTTCTAATACTTCGACTTTTGCCGAGAGTTCTTGTATTGCTTTGGTTAAAACAATTTCTAAGGCACTAGCACCTACTCGTTGTCTACCATCAATATCATCTTCTGACCATAAATCAAACCCTTCCTTTATTTCAGGGTGATTGTCTATAACTTCTTTGACTTCTTGTGCTATAAAACCATGATTAACTGTATCATTTTTATAGCGTTCTTCAGATTCTGCTTTATGAGCAACCAGTTCTTCGGGTATATCTTTCTCTTTTTTCCACTTAAAAGTTACTGGTCTTAAGTCGTTAATAAAGCCTAATCCTGCTGTAGAGGTTTCAACCTCTTCTTTCATTCTGGCATCTGAAGGTGCTGACCATGTTGTGCCACCAAATGAGCAAATA